AGGCACAAATATTGGATACTCCTATGGGTAAGATTGTAAAAGGTCTTCTCGACGGTGGTGTTCAACTAGGCGTGTCAACTCGTGGTATGGGTAGTCTTGAGCAAAAGAACGGAGTAATGTACGTACGTGAAGACTTTATATTAAACACAGTCGATATCGTACAGGATCCATCTGCACCTGATGCATTCGTTAATGGAATCATGGAAGGCGTAGATTGGGTTTGGAATAACGGAGTTCTGGAACCTCAAGTGATTGAAAAAATGGAGACTGAAATCAAAAAGACTCCGAGCAAGCATCTATATGAAGCGCAAGTTCGTGAGTACAAGCATTTCCTCTCATTGCTTAAATCAAAACTATAAGGAGTAAAACATGTCTGAGATAGAACAAAATGTTTCGCTTCCTGCAATCGAGGAAGCAAGTGCTCAGAAAATGCCTGTTGGCACTGAAGACGAATCTATCGCTTCGGTAGACAAAACTGACGATCCTGTTAAGAAAGCACCTACACGTAAAGGTGACCAAACTAAACAAGATCCGATGCCGAAAACAAAAGCAGGTATGATTAATGCTATGTACCAAAAACTATCTGGTATGAAAAAAGACCAGTTAGCGGCGGCATACAACAAAATGCATGAAGATTTCGAAGACGTAGTAGCAGACGAAACGGTAGAACTACCAGAGTTTTCTATGAACGACGAACTGAATGCACTAGTTGAAAGTGAAGCAACTTTGTCTGATGAGTTTAAAGCGAAGACTGCTGTTATTTTCGAAACTGCTATTCGTTCTAAGTTATCTGAAGAAGTAGAACGCTTAGAAGATGAATATCAATCAAGACTAGAAGAAGAACTAGATGCAACTCGTTCTGACCTAGTAGAAAAGGTTGATTCCTACCTTAACTATGTTGTTGAGAACTGGATGCAGGAAAACAAACTTGCTGTTGAAGCAGGTTTACGCACTGAGATTGCTGAAGGCTTTATGGATAAGTTGAAAGACTTATTTGTAGAATCTTACATCGAAGTACCTGAATCTAAAATCGACCTAGTTGATGAACTAGCAGAGCAAGTAGAAGAACTAGAAGTTAAATCTAACGAGCAAACTGCTACAATCATCGAAATGTCTGAGCAGATTGAACAACACCAGCGTGAAGCGATTATTCGTGAACATGCTCGTGACCTTGCTGAGACAGAAGTAGAAAAACTTAACTCGTTGGTCGAGTCACTTGATTTCGAAGACCAAGAGGCTTTTGCAGAAAAAGTTAAAACTGTAAAAGAATCTTACTTCAAGAAAGAAGTTAAGAACGACGAAGAACTAAACGAAGATTGGGATGCTGACCAAACGCAACAAGTTTCAAGCGTAATGGACATGTATCTTAACGCAATCAAGAAAACTCATAAATAGGAGACCTAACAATGGCTATCAATCATAATGAGTCTTATGATAGACTTATCGAAAAATGGTCACCAGTATTAGAAGAAAACTCTGCTGGTACTATTAAAGACAATCACCGTAAAGCGGTTACCGCGGCGGTATTAGAAAACCAAGAACGTGCATTCATGGAAGAGGCTCAGCAACTTTCTGAAGCACCTACTAACACTAACTTCTCTGCAACTGGTGCGGCGGCAGGTACTACTGGTGCAAACTGGAACCCTGTATTAATCGCATTAGTACGTCGTGCAATGCCTAACTTAATGGCATACGACTTAGCAGGCGTACAGCCTATGACTGGTCCTACTGGCTTGATCTTCGCTATGAAATCACGCTATAAGACTACTCGTGCGGGTGCAACTGCTGACTCTGAAGCATTAGGTATCAAAGAACCGTACACTGGTTTCTCTGGTGATTCTTCAACTACTCACGATGACCGTGGTCCTTCTGGTCTAACTGGTGCAACTGACGGTGACGGCGATTCTTCAATCGTTGATTCTGGTTCAACTTATGCTCCTTCAGTTGGCGGTGCAATGCCTACTGCTGACGCTGAAGCGTTAGGTTCAACTGGTTCTGACTTCGCAGAAATGGGCTTCACAATCGAGAAATCAACTGTTACAGCGAAATCTCGTGCGTTGAAAGCAGAGTACAGTTTAGAACTAGCACAAGACTTGAAAGCGATTCATGGTCTTGACGCTGAAACTGAACTTGCTAACATTCTTTCTACTGAAATCTTAGCAGAAATCAACCGTGAAATCATCCGTACCATCAACTCACAAGCGAAGATTGGTGCACGTCAAGATACTTTACAAACTAAAGGTATTTTCGACTTGTCTACTGACGCTGATGGTCGTTGGTCTGTTGAGAAGTTCAAAGGTCTATTAGTACAAATCGAGCGTGAAGCAAACGTAATCGCTAAAGAGACTCGTCGTGGTAAAGGTAACATCATCGTATGTTCATCTGACGTTGCGACTGCACTTGTTGCGGCTGGTATGCTTGACTATGCTCCTGCATTGTCTACTGACTTACAAGTTGACGATACTGGTAACACTTTCGCAGGTGTACTAAACGGTCGTACTCGTGTTTACATCGACCCATATGCAACTTCTGACTACGTAACTGTTGGTTACAAAGGTACTAACCCATACGACGCTGGTGTGTTCTACTGCCCATACGTACCGTTACAAATGGTTCGTGCAGTTGGTGAGAACGACTTCCAGCCAAGAATCGGCTTCAAGACTCGCTACGGTATGGCTTCTAACCCATTCGTTGGCAATACTCCTGCAGACGGTCTTGCTACTGCTCGTACTAACCAGTACTACCGCATCTTCCGTGTGGACAACATCTTAGCATAATAACTATTATAATAGTGTTAAGTTTAGGGGTGCTTCGGCACCCCTTTTTTTATGCGTATAAATACATGTAGTTATTAACGAGGTACAATCATGGCTGACTTTACATGTTCAACAAACTATCTTACTCCTACGGGATTTAAGGTATCGATTTCACGTGAGAACTATCCTAATCTAGAGTTCTTTGCTCAACAAGTACAGCACCCTTCTATGGATATGACACCATCTGAAGTAACGTATCCTCGTATTGGTTCTATTGTCACTCCTGGTGATACGATATCTTTTGGTACACTAAATATGGATGTACTGATGGATGAGAATATGAAAGTATATGAAGAACTGTATGAATGGCTTGTACAGTTAGTGAATGAAAAACATAAGAATAACACAGGCAGAATGTTTGACACTGCTAAATCATCATACTGTGATATTCGTGTAACTGTACTTACAAGTCATAATAATGGTAATCGCACAATCAAATATTTGAATGCGTTACCTATCTCACTAGGTGATATAGCATTCACAGCAACTAGTGATGAACAGTTCATTACTTTTCCTGTTACATTTAGATTTGATTATTTTGCGTTTTCGTAGTATAATATAGAAGACTACAACTACATTAAGGATATATTATGAACCTTGAACAGATTCTTGAAGAGTGGAAGACCGACTCACACATCGAGTTTAATGCGCTTGACGTATCATCTCAAAAGATACCAGAGTTACATGCTAAGTATCTAGAGATTTATACAAATGCAAAGTTACGTCTCAAAGACTTAGAGTTTAAACAACAAATACTTCTCAAAGAAAAGTGGCTATACTACAACGGTAAAATGTCACAAGAAGAAGTCGTTGAGAAAGGATGGGATCCAGATCCATTCGATGGATTGAAAGTTCTTAAAGGTGAAATGGATCACTACTACAATGCTGATCCTGAGATTCAGAAAAGCGAGATGAGAATCGCCTACCAAAAAGAACTTATAGATACAGTAAAAGAGATTCTTGATAATGTTAAATGGAGACACTCAACTATCAAGAATATGATTGATTGGCGAAAGTTTGAAGCAGGATATTAATGCAAACAGTGACCCTTAAAATGAAAGACTATGCTATGTTGCAGGTCGTCAAGTGTGAACCTCACATTGTCCATGAGATGAGTGAGTACTTCACGTTTGAAGTGCCTGGAGCAAAGTACATGCCCGCAGTTAAAAAGAAAGTGTGGGATGGAAAGATTCGCATGTTCAATCGAACGAATGGTGAAATCAATGCTGGTCTTTATTGGTCAATCAAAAGATTCTGTATAGATCGTGGCTACGGTATTAAAGTAGAAGAAGGTCCATACGGTTACCCATACGACAAAAACAAAGTTAATCACATGCAGACAATGCAGTGGCTCGAAACTCTTGAGTTACCATTCATGCCACGTGATTATCAATATGAAGCAATCACACACGCAATCGAACGTAAGCGTTGTATACTTATCTCTCCTACAGGTTCTGGTAAATCATTTATCATCTACCTGCTCATGCGTTGGTACATGGCGAATCATGACAAAAAAGTGTTAGTCATTGTACCAACAACATCTCTTGTCGAACAGATGTATGCAGACTTTAAACTGTATGGCTTTGACGTAGAAGAAAACTGTCATAAGATTTATTCTGGTCAAGACAAAGAAACAGATAAACGTGTAGTGATTACTACATGGCAATCAATCTATAAGTTGCACCCTGTTTGGTTTCATGACTATGGTTGTATCTTTGGTGATGAGGTACATGGTTTTAAATCAAAATCATTATCATCGATTATGAACAAAGCCAAGTTAGCCGAGTATCGATTTGGTACAACAGGCACACTTGATGGTACGCAAGTACACCGACTCGTGCTTGAGGGATTATTTGGTCCTGTCAAACAAGTTACGACGACACACGAACTACAAAAGTCGGATACGTTGGCTCCACTCGATATAGATATTATATTACTTGAGTATGATGAAGAACATTGTGCGCTTACAGACGGGCGCAGTTACCAAGATGAGATTGACTTCATTGTTACATATGAGAAACGCAATAAGTTTATTGCTAATCTTGCAACGAGTCAGACAGGTAACACACTTGTACTCTTCAACTTAGTTGAGAAACATGGTAAAGTATTACGTGATTTAATCGAAAATCGTTTAAAAGACGGGCAGAGATTATTCTATGTAAGTGGTGAAACAAAGACGACTGATCGTGAAGCAGTTCGTAACATCGTTGAGAAACATGCCAACAGTATTATTCTTGCATCGTTAGGTACATTCTCGACAGGTATTAACATCAAGAATATTCATAACATCGTGTTTGCATCACCATCAAAAAGTCAGATACGTGTACTACAATCGATTGGTCGAGGGCTACGTAAATCTGATGACGGATCCACAACAAAACTATTTGATATAGCAGATGATTTACACAGTGACAAAAAGAAGAACTTCACACTGCTACATAGTTTTGAAAGAGCAAAAATATACAACAAAGAAAAGTTTCCGTATAAAATAACTAAGGTGAAAATCTAATGGAAAAAGACTTAGTACAAATCAAACTAGCAAGCGGCAATGAGTTCATCTGTGAAGTAGTAGAATATCCAGATGAAAATACAGACAATACAACTGATTTTATTATACGTAGCGCATTGTCTATCGTTAATGGTGAAAATGAAGACGGCTCAATGATTTTTCTTTTTAAACCTTTTCTTCATTATGTAGACAAGACCACACAGTTTATTTCGCTTGCAAAGTCGCACGTAATGACACTTAACAGACCTGATAAAT